TCAAGCAATGAGACTTGGATAGGCTAAAAGAGAACGAATCTCATTGAGACCAGTACTTCTTAATCTGCGATGTAGCCAGATTTGGAAAGGACACAACAAGGATAAGCCTATGGAGGTGAAATACTTGGATTAGAGTTCGGACCTATGCTAAGAGCAGTGTAGAAGACGTAAAAACATCTATTAAGTTGATTCAGAATCAATACGAGATAGAAGCTAGGAATATAATAATAGATGCTGACTGAGTGTGAGGATGAGTTGTTGACTGAATCCCTTATTGTACGGCATTCGTGAACAATTCTAAGCCTGTTGAGACTATGTGAAAGCAGAATTATGCTAATCTTAAGTCTCAGTGTGCATTCTTACTCCAGGAGAAGGTACAGAAAGGAGAAATCGCCATTAAATGGGAGCACATAGATGCTGATAGAGACTGGGAAATCCTAAATCAAGAAATGATGAACGTGTATATTGACGAGAGGAGTATAGACGGAAAGACAAGGATAGAGCCTAAAGACAAAATGAAAGAAAGAATCTGAAGGAGTCCAGACTTATTAGATACCATGATAATGAGAATGTATCCTTATCTGAGATACTATGATGATGAGATAAGCAGTTATTTAACTTCAATAGCTAGATAGATGGTAAAACTAACAGATGAATTAAGGCAGAAGATAATTGGAGAGTATAGACATGGTTTTGAAGCTAACAGGTCTAAAAACTCTCTTTTTCTAACTCAGAAGGACATCTATTCAACAAAAAAGAATGATGAGTTACTAAGAAGTCAGATTTTCTGGAGTGTTTCTAGGACAATGCAGGCTACATGTATCATTAATGAGCCAGATGTAAGTTGGGAGGATGAAAATGTTCTATACCAAATGGAAGCTAGAAACTTCACAGACATGTTCAAGACTGATTATAGTAATGAAAGATGGGATTTCGATAGATATATGTGATTAGAGGATATATGTAAGTACTGAAAAGCTGTATTCTTATTCACATGATATAATAAAAAGAAAAATGTTCCAACAGTTCAAAGAATAGACCCAAGATTTGTATATCCGTATAATGATGGTTCGTTGCAAGTTAAAGACTATCCTTTCTTTGGATTCGATAGAGTTGTTACAAGAAAGCAATTAGAGCAACTACCTGTAGCAGTGAATCAAGATTATAAAGAAATGATACTTTGACACTATGATGTCTATATTAATGGTTTAAAGACAGAAGATGCATTCATAAGAAGCATCGATACATGCTATAATCCAACAACAGGACATTATACAATCCATTATCATTATACTTATATATATGACGAAGAGAGCGGAGAGAATAATTTGTATTTGGTATTAATGTTATGAGACCAAATCTTAGATATCTATGATGTACCAGAGACAGATAATGTAATTCCTATCGCAGTTTACTGATTCGCATACGATTCAGAAGACCGATGGGGAACATCATTAGTGAATATTATAGAAGACTGACACAGAACAGAACAATTATTGCTTAACTTATATAAGATTAAGGTTACTAGAGAAGCAATGTGAGGAAATATCTTCATTGACGAGCAAGTATTCCTTAACAATATTAATACTTTGAAGAATCAATCTATTAAGAATAGATGGTTCCCAGTTAAAATGAGGGATTTGACTAAGCCTATTAGCTCTATGGTATATGAATTACCACAGAGTCAAATAAGTACAGACTTATATAACTCATTATCAATGATTAAGAACAAAGCATTAGCTGAATCATTTACTAATGCTACAGCACAGTGATTAGGATTAAGTTCTAACTCTGACCCTAACACAGCTACAGCATCTAAGATTCAGAAAATCAATGCTAATATGATTACATCATTACAGAATCAGATTTTAGCTTACTGAACTAAAGACTTTGCTGAATTATATAGGTCATTTATGTTGTATCACCGAAAGAATAGTTCAGAGAAAGTAATTAAGAGAGTAAATAACTGATTGAGCTGAACATATAAGCACATACATAAGAAAGACATTAAGGGAGACTTCTCAATCATGGTGGTTGACCCTATCTTGAAGGATATCATATACCAAGAGAAGAAGGCTGCTTATGTAGAGCAATACAATATGGTAGTAGCAGACCCTAACACTCCTCCATTCTTATTAAATAATATACAGAGAGCTATTGGATATTATAATGGATTGGATGAATCAGAATTAGATTCTGTTACTAAGATGGATTTGGAAGAATATCAATGTAAGCAGGATGTATTATTATTAAATCGTGATATATCAATATACATACCAGTAGATTGTAATATTCAAATGAGACTATGGTATTATAATAAAGCAGAAGAAACATCTGCTAAGAATAGAGCCATTCAAGCATTACAATATATGGTTAGAGAATGATTATGAAGAGAGCAAATGAATATGGCTTCTCAGCCTAAAGTAACAGACTTCAAGATGGCTGGAGAGAAGTGAAATCCATTGACTAATGTTAATTATGACACGGTAAATAATATGAATTCATGAACATGATTTGATGAATGAAGCCACATGGATAGATGAACAAGTCTAAACGTGGGTTGAATGCAAAATTTGGACGTGTCTAACTGAATATGATAACCTTTTATATTATAATATTATATTATGCCAGCAAACAAACGATGAAGTGTTAATAGAAAACCTAAGGTAGCACCTAAGAAGGCTGCTAAACCTAAGGCAGATGCAACTACTACTCCAGGAGAAATAGAATCTCCAATAGAGTGAATAGCATCTTGACCAGCTCCAATAGCTGAAAAGACTCCAAATTATGGACAAATAGTAGGAAGCTGAAGTAGAACTAATGTTGTAGCTCCAAAATGAAGAATCAGATTTGAAGCTCAGCAAGCTTCTGTACCTATGTTCATGTTACCAGACGATATTAGAAGATACTTAACTAATAAATGATGGTGAAGTAGTGTACGAAAGAAGAGTAAAGAACGATTAGAAAAACATCACGCAGACATGGAAATGATAGAGAAATTAAAAGCGTTTTTATCAGGAAGATTATAAGATGCGACAAGTTCTTAGAGATATCAATGACCTTTATAAGGAAGAACCAGTTAGAGAGAAAATTAAAATAGAGGAGCTATCCAGACAAAAGGCCAAAAGATATAAGAAGGAGGTGTACAGACAAATGATATACAACTATCTAAGGAAATATCATAAGACAATCTGATACCTATCTAAGGAGGACATCGCAATTATGACTGAATGATTCAACACGATAGATAAGACTCTATTCATGGACCAGGTAAAATACTGCTTAGAAACTAATTGGTGAAAGCCAATCAAGTGGATAATAGAAAATAACAAAAGCATTTTATTCAATAAGTAAACTAACTATGGCTTTAGAGCAAGAATTACAGGAAAAAGAAGCAGCAATGGAGGCTGCAAGTGATAAAAAGGAAGAGATTGATGAGGAGAACCCAGACAATCTTACAGATGAGGAAATTGAGCAAGTGAAGGAAATGGTAGCAATGCCAGGATGGGAAGTTCTTGTTAAATGTATGGAGAAGAGAAAGAAGAAGCAAGAAGAAGACATCGTAGTATTAGCTAAAGAACACTTCATGGAGCCTAAAAAATTCGGTTATTCAGCTTTCGAAGTTCTTTGAGCATTTGTTCAATGAATGTGAGAGATGGAGAGACTTGTAAAGGTACTTACAGCTGACCCAGAAGAGATTAAGAAAGCTGTTGAAGCATTACAAGCTGCTGAGAAAGAAATGACTGAATGAAAGAAAAAGAGAAAGTAAACTCTCAAATACTTTCGACCGAAGTTGCAAGTCGTAAAACTAATCAATCGTAGCCAAGTTGTAAGGGCTTAAAATCAATTCGGACTTGTAGAATGGTCTGACTTTACATTCTATTTATTATCAGATGACTGATATGGAACTTGATAACACTGAAGGTGAGAAAAAATCGTGATATGCTGCTTTGAGAGAGAAGCATAGTCAAGAGATGGCTGACCTACAGGCTAAATTAGATGCAGAGATTGCAGCAAGGGCTGCAGACAAGAAACTTTACTTCGAAAACACAATGAAGAGTAAAGGGTATGATGGAGATTTTAGTGGCTTTGCTGAAAAATATTCAGCATTGGATATTAATGACATGGTATCACTCTACGAATGACAGAATGGTAAACCAGCAGTAGTATCAGCTCCAACACAACCTGCTATGCAGACAGAGAGCAATCAGACTTCTAATGAATGACCAAAAAGTGTTATCGCATGAGCTAATCCAACTACTGAGGTTGGTGGTAAAAAGATAAGTGAGATGAGTTCAGAAGAATTAATCAACTTTGCGAAGACACAATCTCGGTATCGTAACTAATGTTGGACTAGCTAAATACTTTTAGCTTATTTAACATTTATTTATTATGCCTTTCGATAGATTTAACGTTGCAACTGAGCAAGCTGCTAACATTATGCAAACTTGAAATATCAACGATGTTTCAAATGAAAACGAATTCTTAACTTACTTGTTAAGAAAATCATTCTTAGAGAATGGAGAACCTTCTACTGTATTCATGAGATTCGGAACTAAAGCATCTCATCAAGGATACAAATCAATTACTTGGCCAAGATTAGGAGTTATGAGAACTTCTTTGGCTGAGGCTGCTTTGACTGAGTGAGTTACTCCAGATGGACACACTAACGTTGTTAAAACAGTTACTGCTGTTCCTCAACAATTAGGAGACTACTCTATCATTTCAGATGTATTAGATGTAGAAACTTTACTTCCAATCATTGCTGCACAAGGAAGAGAATTAGCAAACAATGCTGGAAGACTTATCGACGAATTCATTCAAGACGTTCTTATGGGTGATGAAGTTGGAGCTATGTATGCTGGAGAAGCTACTGCTAGAGACGAACTTCAACCAGGAGATGTAATGGACTTAGACTTAGTTCTTAAGGCTTGTACATTCCTTGCTTCACAAGGACAAACTGGAGAAAGATTCAAGATTATTATGCATCCAAATGTATTCTTAGATTATGCTAAATCATCTTCTACTAATACTTGGTTAAATAAATTAATCTACGAAGACTTCAAAGGAATTAAAGATGGATTTGTAACTGCAGGAGTTAACTACGATATCTATATTTCTGCAAACGTAAAACCTTACCTTGTAAATGAAGGAAGCGAAGACGAATTCCAAGTTTATCCTTCTTATGCTTTCAGAGATGGAGCTTATGGAGTAGGAACACTTCAAAATCTTGAAACTTTCTACAAACCATTTGGAGCTGCTGGAACAGAAGACCCATTAAATCAGAGAGCTACAGTTGGATGGAAATGTATGTACTGAGCAGCTGTTCTAAACGACTTGTTCATCGTAAGAATGGAAACAAGAGCTGGAACAGACTACCAGTGGCAGAAATCTTTGATTGAAGACTAGTTAGTTTGCTTACATACTATGGGTTGGGAAACTGACCCATAGGAGTAATCAGACTGATATTTATCTCTTAAAAAGCAGTATATGGGTACAATTAAACAAATGTATGATAACTGGTGTTTAGAAGAAATCAGATGAGACACTCAGGTAAACACTAAAGTACGATTAGCATGGTTCAATAAATGATTGCTTATATTCCAAAAAATGTTATTGGAATATGTATCATGAAAGCAAAGCACTAGTGTAATATACAGATGAATAGAAAAAGATAAGGACGAATATGCACTCCCAGAGTTTGATTCTCTTAGTAATGTACAAGATTTCTATTCAATAGTTCAATTAAGAGTAGCATATCATACAGATAAAAACTGAAATCCTATCTATAGAGTTTGTAAACCTATAGATTTTTGAGATTATAATATATCACCTGCTAAAAATAAGTGGGTAGAAGATGAACAATGAGTAGAACGCCTAAAGGCAAGATGAGGTGTCCAAAGATGAGAACCATATGTATGGGATAGAATATCAGAAATTCATCCTAGATATATATTTGTACCAAAACAAGATTCTAATAAAGTATGGCATAACGATATTAAAATATTCCCTACTCCTACTGAAGATGTAGCAAGAGGATTAACTCTGACTTATAATTTTATTCAGAGACCTATAGAACATAGTGATGCATTCTCATGAAATTCAGTAGATTTGTGAACTTTAAATTTACCACGATACTTCTTTGATGCTATTGAGGACTATATTACATTCAGACTTTATCAAGCTGAAAATCCAGAATTAGCTTCTTATTATAAACAACAATTTGAGGAGACATTACACGATAATATATACTGATTAAATAAGGATAAGAGACCAGCAGAGGAAGAAATGGCTAATTTAAGAATGTTTTATATAAACTAATTAATTAGATGGCACTAGGAGAACCAAGAAAAGCTGTAAACAAAGGTAATAAAATAACTGAAGTAAGTTGGACTGGTGGTACAGCACAGGACGTTTACTACGGTATAGATAATAGTTTTCAATATAGTGCAAATGTTAACACTGATGACGAAATGCATGGTATAAAGCTTGCTACAAGAGCAATGCATACTAATGACTATGCTAAATGTCAATTAGTAAGTTTATGAGAACATGGTGTTATGGCTTTACCTGTTGATGTACACTCATGAGACGACAAGAATCTTAAGAGATTCCAGTGTAATTGATATGATTGAAGTCCAAGATGGGAAGAATTTGACGACCAAGCATGAACTCTCCTATCTAGTGATTATAAAGCAGTTCCATGAGTAGTTTTTCAGAATAGATTTTGGTTCGGTGCTAATATAGTATTAAATAGTCCATCATTAAATAAATGATACTTACATAGTGTACCTTTAGCTGTTAATGCTCCATGACACTGAGTTAGTGACCAAGATATATACCTTCCTTATGACCATAATGATTATACAGATGAGGATATATCTACTCCTGCAGAACCAACCTACCCATATATGTCAGGAAACATTACGGCAATTCTGAACTACAACAATACAAGATTAGTTGTTGCATGTGGTAATGAAATTTGGGTATATTATCCTGAATTAGATACATGAGCTCAGATAGAATGAAGACTATGAGCAACATGATGGAAAAGAGTTCTTAACTATGAAGCATGAGTCACTGTTGTAGCTCTGACTTGTACTTTTGAGTATTTGAAGGTATGGGCAGTAGACGAATGATGGAATACTAAGGTTTACTACTATCAAGGTAACAACAACTTAAGAAGTACATTCGTATATAACGTAGTAGACTTAACATGAGTAAGAGTACTTCATGTATATTCTATTAATGGTATAGATTACTATACTTCTAGCATCTGAGAATACGCATCTGATTCTTTGGTAGACTTAAACAAGATGGTGTGAGCTACTCCAATTAAGTTATTTAGCCAGAGAGCATGAATGACTAATTATGATATTAATACTAAAGCTCCATATTTTGTTTGACCTACATCAATTTCATGAGCTTATAATAATTGACATATCTATATAGCTGATGCATTCTGAGTATTCAGCTTTAAATATACTCCTAATGGATACGATAAAGGTTATATGAAATGGAGATTAAGAAAGAGCGTTATTACATGACAACAGGTATATTGACTGTGTGAGAATAAGTGAATGTTGTATGTATCTGATGCAACATGATGTCGATGTATGAGATTATATGATACATGAGTTGATGGATATCAATCTGAATGAGTTCTGATTTCTAGAGAGTTTGAATGAAAAGAATGAGGAACAATAACTAAGATGTTGGATGAGATAAGATTAAACTTCGAACTAAATCCATTAACTACATGAAACTGAGATATAGATGTATATGTTAGTCCAAATAATTTATGGAAGGACACAGACCCAAGTAACAACGGTAACGATAATCGATATCACGTTATGCACATAACACAAACTAACGCTGGTACTAGAACGGAGAAATCAAACCTCTTAAATAATTTATGACCCAATTCAGAATCGGCTTTTAAGTTCGATTGGCAAACTATTACATATGCTATAGTTATAAGTAGATGAAGTGAGACTAAATCTACCCCTATAGTAAGACAGATAGATATCAGATATCACTGCAAAGATAAGACAAATAACGTTTATGATATAAATTGAGATTAATGGAGTGGATTCAACAAGAGAACATGCATGATTATAGATTGGTACCATCAGAGTTCCCTATTTCTGATAATGATAGGAGGGCTACTTATGACCAGTTCATGTCTCTTAGGGATACACTTGTATACAGTAATAAGTTCTATGGTAATAATGCAGGAAGAAGTCTGATTATAGGTATGAAGACAGATGGAAATCCTACGAACACAATAGAGATTTGGGAACCTAATATAGCTACAGTGAAATTTGACAACGATTGAACTACTCCTGAAATAGTAGGTAAATATACAAAGGAATGAACGCATTGATGAATAAGTTGTGAAATAGTAACTGGTTGAAGATATGTATTACAACATAAGGAACAGTTCAATAACATAGATTCATCAATTACTAGGATACATACTTATATACTCCAACATAAAGTAGATTGAACTACACAACCAAGAGCGGTATTTGATTGGGAATGGGATACTCCATGAGAGATAAAGAGATTGACTGCGTTTGGATATGTAGAATGCGACTTAGAAAAATGAGACTGGCTTGAATTAATCATGTTAGACCAGAATGATGACCCAATTCCAACTTCAGAGTTACAGGCTGACTCCAACTGGATGATGGCAGAATATAAAGATTTAGCTTATAATTAATAGACTATGCCTAAAGTTACGAAAAACAAATCAGGATGAGCCGTTAAGGAGATTCGAACATATCCTGAATATGATGAGGAACCAACTACTACTCCATGAGCCGAATGAGCTCCAATAGAGTGAGTTTCTGGTACTCCAGAATTAGCTAGAGATATAGTTAGTGGTGGTGCTACAGAAGGTGGTATAGAGCCAATGGTAGAAACTTCCGCATGAGAGATAGAAGAGGCAACCACTACTCCAATCACTACAAAAAGAACACCTTCAAAAAGTAAGGCTAATGCTAGTGCTGCTACTAATGTCCAAAATCAGCAACCAGAAACTAATCCATTTGAAATAGACCCCAACAGAGAGTTGCCTCCAATGGTAGACCCTATTGCATATAGAAAGGATTATGATGTTAATAATATAATTCAGCAAGATGAATCAGGAGATAAGGCAGCGAATCCTACACCTCAAACACAATCAGGTAATGGTACTGCTAATTCATGAGTACAGACTCTACCTACATATCAGAACGCTGAGACAATATACTGAAAAACATGAGCACAAACATCAGGTTTAAACAATGGTGTAGTTGGGAATGTTGACGTAAACTCTCCTTTCAGAATTATGGAAGAGTCTAGAAGACAAAAATTAGATATGTTAGTAAATACTCCTGTCGAAACTATTGCGGCTGCATTAGAAGGTGGTGTAATTCCATGAGATATGCAAGCCATAGTAGACTATAAGACATTCTATCCAAGCTTATACGCTCAGGTAGAAAAGGAACGCAAGAAGATTAAAGGACAAGGTGTTGTAGATGCTCTCACTAATTGAGATACAATTCCTACAGGAACAAATTCTTCAAGTGCTGCTAATAATGAGATAGCAGACTTTGCTGCAAGCAATTCAGATTCTAATAATAGTATGATGGATATATTAAAGGATATCCAACAGACTCTTTCTTCTAATAAATCTGCAGATGCCGCTAATTCTACTATGGCTGACATAGAAGAAGAAATGGCATTATTGACTGAGAGATTACAATGATTAAGAAAGGAAGCTAATGAGGTATTTAAGTGAGATGCTCCTGATTACATAGTTAATGCTTATATCAATAATAGGACTCAGGAAATTCAAAGTAAATTAAAGGTTCTATCTGATAGATATAAGTATGCTTCTAATAGATACGATAAAGAAGTAGCTAATACACAATGGGAAAAGGAATATGATTTGAAAGCTAGACAAGTTGCAGTAGAGGAAGACGCTATGGCATTAAAACGGTGGCAGGCTAAGAACTGAATAGATGGAACTACTGAAACTCCAAAGAATAGAACTAGTAGATGATTAAATGGTAAAGAACTTCCAATGACGAGTTCTTCTAGGGCTGAGATAGAAGCTGATGTTGATGCTTTATTAGAGATGTTAGAGAATGGTCAGTTATGAGATGCACAATGTGCTGAATGAATCCAAAGATACTATTTCCCTATGTTATGAATAAACTTGTGAAGTCTTTCTTCTTATGAAAGTAAGCTTGCTATTCGTAATGAAGATAAGAGTTACACTCCTAAGAAATGAGACTTAATAATCTTATCCTCTGCTACTAAACCAGAGAACTGACATATGGGTATAGTTACATGAGTTACTGAAGACGGAGATATCATGTATCTAGATTGGAATGGTTCAGTAGAAGATTGAGAAGGTACAGAGAAAGCACAAACTAGATGGATTAAGGCTAATAGTAGCAAGATACAGTGATACTATAATGCTACTAAGAGTATCGAGCTATGAAATTGAATTACTATAGATGAATCATGATATAGTTCAGACTTATGATTTAATGTTCTTCATGAAGATATTTATGAGAAGATTAATTCATGAGATATGAATAAATCTGAGCAAGAAACTCAGGCTAAGAGAATGTGAATAACATTACAAGAGCTTTGAAGAAGAGCTGATAACTTCTCATTAGCAAAAGCTCAATGATATAAATGATATAAGACGCAAGAGAATGCTGATGGTAAACCATACAATCCACTTCTTGCTGCACAATATATGAAATATTCTAAGTGAGAATATTCTCCAGGATGGCTTACTACTACTGCAAAATCAGCATGACAGACAGAAGCTGAATTCTGAGAATCTGCAAGAGCTTATATGGCTGATTATGAGGCATGATTGATTGACCCTGTAGCTGAATGAGCAGTTTTATCAGAAAGTGCATATAATTTATTGGAATTATTTGCTAAATTATATAATGAGGTAGGAGATGAAAATTGACAATTAGACTTCAATCCTGCATGGCCATGGTTATATCAATATGACATATGGAATCAGATAAAATCTGAGATGACTCTAGAAAAGATGGTAGAAGCAAGGTCAAATGAAATCTGATTCTGACAGGTTACTGAATGAGAATGGAAAATGTTGAGAGAGGCTGCTACATCATTATGAAGTGCATATTGGACTAGAGATTCTAAGATTAATGACGAAGTTAACTGATTAGTATCTGCACTATGGCATGCTACTTATTGAGAAAACAATGATGTCAATCCAGAAAAATGGAATGAATTCAGAAATAACGTAAAGAAGCTTAGAGACTGGAATGATGTTACAGAAGTATGAGATACATTATGATGAATCGAAACCCCTAATCTTGGTGGTGGTACATGAGAAGTTGTTGAAAGCATTAATGATGCTATGGATACAATGTTCGGAACTGGTTCATAATTTTATAACTTAATATAATATATCATGGAGGAAGAAATGATAAACAACCAGAATGCGTGAACTGATGTTCAGGAATCGCCTATGTCTATGGCCTTTAAAAGTATAAGTAATTTTAGAAATCAAACTCAACAGAGAAGTAACCAACAGGTTATATCAGATTTAATGAACAGTTCTAATACTATGTACTGACAGGCTATGACTAGACGTAATAGTGCTACTTCTAAAGAAGAATTAAAAGCATCTCAGCTTGATGCTTTTGCTGCTTTAGTAAAGTGAAGAGCTATAGAAGACTGATATAGTAAAGAATGGGAATCTTATAATACTACTCCAGATATTGTTAAACATTATATGGAGCTAAATAATTCTAAGGCTGTAAACCAGAGATTGGTTCAATATTCTGAATCAAATCAAGACCCTTATGAGTTCTGAGTAGAGATGTGACTTATCCTGTCTCCACAAGAACAGAAATTAAAGAATAGACAAAAGGAGTTGGAAATGATTTTCTGAGAATGAGTACCTAATTGGTTGGTAAATACATATTCCAAGTTGTTATCTACTGTTGAATGATTATCAGCATGGACTGACCCTATACAAAGAGCTCAATGGAACGACATTTGAGCTACTGAGACTGGATGGAATGATGAAGCACCAATAGTAGCAGCAATAGAGAACTATGCTATGAACAATTTTGGTAAACATGTTACACAGTTAAATGAATATGAATCTCAAAAAATACTTTCTGAGTTAACTAATGAAGAGGAGCTTAAGAAATATCTTCCTACATGACTTACTGCGTTTACTAATGCAGCAGAATGAATCTGATATGGATTGTTGCAAAACGTATACCCTATGGCTAACTTATGATTCACTGCATTTTCACAAATACCAGTTGTATGAGAGATATCTGCAGAAATCCTAAGTAAATATGCTACAATGATGTGACAAGCTCTTACATATACAATTTGAGCACCAATCTTATGACCTATATCTTATAACTTATCTAATGAAGAAGATAGGCTTGCATGGTATGAGTTCATATGAGGAATGTTTATGTGGTGGGCTCATGAGACTGGTAATGGTAATAAGTGGAATAAGAAAATTAAGTCAGAATTTACTAAATTTATTTCTGGTTCGGATGATGGTGGTTGACCTACTCTATGATTACAGAAGGAATCAAACGGTTGACTATTATGAGCATTTGAGAAGTGGAAGTTAGAGAGACAAAATGCGAAAGAAGGTAAGATTAGAGAAAAGATGACGGATGAGGCTTCCAAGGTTATAGAACCAGATTTCGAATGGCAGAATCAACAGACTGCTGATGCATTATCGCAAATACCTAGTGAAAAATTAAAATGAATTAAAAGCAGTAAGGAATTATATGAAGCTCTAGAAGAAATTGGTAAATCACATGAGAATGCTGAGAATATGATTCTTAACACAATAGAGCAAATGTATTGATTAGATACATCTTATGAAAAGCCAATTTCAGTAGAACAATGAGGTAAAGAATATACTTCTAATAAGCCTAGACAATATATAAGAGAATGGATTAACCTAATGAAGGAAATGGCTGAGTTCCAGGAAGAACAACAATATATAGATATAGCAGAGCAAATAGCACAAGATTGAAATCTGACTCCATATAATGTTGCTGAAATGGCAAGAGCGTTATCTAAGCAGTTCGACTTATATTCTGAAAGAGCAACATGACCAGAATTACAGAAGACAAAGACGAAAATTGAGGCTGTAAGACAGTGATTAAAGAATATACTTAGAGATGAGTTAGATAGGGTTCCAGAGTGGAGAGAGTTATGAGTTAATCCATTAAAATACTTCGATGAACAGTGGAGTTCTATAATTGCTACTAAGTCGAATGTAATGAAGCTTAGAAATGCATGGAATAAGGTAAAATCTAGAATCCCTGATAAGAATGTTCTAAATCACTTATGAACGATTATAGATAAGATTCCTCTTACTAAAGCTAAAGCAGTACGTACTGCAATAGAATGAATTAAGTGAGAAGATTTGATGTCTCTATTATCTAAAGAGAAGAATATAAATAAGGCATTAAAAGCATTTGCTGAGCTTAGAGACAAGCTTCCTAAAGACCCAACAAAAGAACAGATTGATTCTATAATGAAGGATTGGATGGAGAAACATCCATGAATTATGGAAGAATATGGAAGCGTACTAGAATGAGAAGTTATTGAGCCTGAAGAATATAAATGGAAGAAAGGTAGAAACCCATATCTAGAAGAGATGTTTGATAAAGTAGATATAGTAGACCCTAATCTATATTTAGAGTGAAATCCTGCATATAACTGAGAGCCTACTGTTACAATTAATGTAGACGAAAATGGATATCCACAAAGAGCATGACAGACTAGAGAATCTTATAAGTGAAAGAAAAAATGAGAATGAACTACTCCAAAGAGTTGGAATGAAATGGTTGAAGCATATGCTTCTAGATTTGGGCAGACTGGAGAATGATGGAAGAAGCAGTTAGAAGCTGCATGAGTGCCATCAGAATTAATAGATGTATTTATGGAGAAGATTGCTAAGAAGAACTTCAAGACAAGACCAGAGCAACCATCATTATTCTCAGACCTAGAATAGCAATATAGAAGAAGGACGGTGATAAGCCGTCTTTTTTTCTATTGACTTTACAATTCAGAACCTTATAATAGAGGCGTAGATGTTCTTTAACATATAGTTAGATTGAGAAAATCTACGTTTTTATGTTCTAACCTTTATTCTCATGAAAATGGAAAAAGACTGAGTTGTATTCTCATTCAGGAATGCAACACCTATGGAGTGTCTAGAGGACACTTGCTATTGGGTTTCTACTAAGATTGTAGAAGATGCCAAGAAGTGAATTAAATGGAAACGCTCAGCTATTGAGCACAACTTCCAGAGAGTTCTAAAGCAACTGGAAAAAATGGATTTACTTCTTAACGATTAATAGCAATGACAACAATAACATTAGACAGTCCAGAATGGAATGCGGCATTAAATGATTTGAATGCCTACATCGCTAAAGAACTTGGTTATACTTATAGACCAAAGCGTAAGTGGTCACCACAAGAGAAGTGAAAAAGAAACTTCAGATGGTGATATCGACAGAAAGAACTTAAGCGAATGAATGAGTGTTTAGATTTCACTATTGAACCATCAGTTTCGGAAGAATCAGATGTGTTCGGTAATAAGATAACTCTAACGCTTACAGACAAAGCAACGTGAGAAAAAACATCCGAAACGTTGAACTGCGTATGAGCACATAACATGATGTGTAAGTACAAACAACAAGCATATTCAAAGAAGAGAGCCTAACCGCTCTCTTTTTTTATTTATTCAAAATTGTCCACCTGCTGAGTATATTACACTCAGATTTATTTCTTTATTAATCCTATGGAAGTTAAGAGAGTATACCTAGATTTACATGAATGAGTAAAGAGAGGTAATACATGGGAGTTAGAGA